GAACTTTTAAAAACCTTGAATTAAGATTTTTACACACTTTTACGTTGAAAAATGGAAAAAAGAAAGAAAGAAGCTCCTGACCGGAGCGCCTACTCAAAGGTGCCTACCATTGAGAAGTATGCTAGCATATACGCTGCATCCCAAGAGTCAGATTTTGACCCTTTTGACGATGATGACCACGTCGACCTCTCCGTTGATTTCGAAGAGGCTACATATCGAATGCCATTCGATGTGCTGAAGGAACAATCGTCCTTCATTACGGAAGAGATACTTCCGGACTTCAAGCCCTGGATGGTATTTGAAGAACTCTTTTCAAACTTTGAAAGAGTTATTGACATGACTGAGTTAGTCGACAAAGATCTCTGGACTGGAGACTTAGAAGTTACCACAAGCCGTGGCAGCTTTATGGGCGACGGAATGTCGTTCATACACTTAACGCTGTTTCTCAGCGGTTTATCAAGTTTCTCCTGCTCGGGGAAACCTCCTCCCTTCGGACAGTGTGTCGGGGAGGATGCCTTGATGCTATCTGTACCAAGGAGTGTATGTACAAAGTACATAAACCAAGCAACTGAATTAGGTGCTAAGTTCTCTAAGCTAAATGCTCAGAGTAAGGATACCCACACGTTTTGTGAGCAGTATGCCTGCCGGGTAACAGACTTAGACTCTCTAAAGAACATAGAGAGTATGGAGGGCTCTGTATTTGGAGACCTACTCTTCCTTGATATTATCAAAGGAAGTTTACTTTCAGGAAAATCGAAAGTAAAAGCCGATGGAAGTATTCCCTTCCTCGGTCATTCAAAGATGCTAAATAAGCAAATTTCTTGGCATCCCATCGGGAATGTCAAAAGAAGAGCACCGAAGCTCCTCTGGTGTGCCAACATTTCGGTCGCCACAAGAATGGGATCTCCATTCTCTGGACTAGCAACTGAGCTAGGCGGTCTAGATGTTCCTCTAGGCCGAACACATCAATACGATGATGTGAACTTTAAGGACAATTACCTTCCTTATTACGAGACGATACTTGCGTCTTCAGAAGAGAACTTTCTAAAATTCTCTTTAATACTCGGAAGTATTTACCGAGCAAGTCCCAAGGGAATCCCGTGGGAAGTCGACGACGAACTACTGTCGAAGATATCCAGA